ATGGCTCTGAACACCCTAACTGGAACCCTAATAAAAGTAAGTTGCAGGAATATAAAATTAAGGTTAGAAGAATAACTGAATCAAATGATTTGAGGTTGTTACCTAATTCAGATAAACCTCGAGGTTTATGTGGAGTTGATGGAGCATACCAATTGGATCATATTATACCTATATCTTATGGGTTCGATAATAATATACCTCCAGAAGTGATAGGAGGTATATCCAATCTACAGTTTATACCGTGGAAGGATAATTTAATCAAAAGTAATATGTTTAATTAACAAAAACCTCCTAATTACTAGTTAGGAGGTTTTATTATCTGCAACACACAATCTATTTATTGCTGCTTAATTTCTCAACGATAAATAACACTATAAACAACTTTTTAACCATTAATATAGTATATACTAGGTAACAATATGAAGACTTATGATCAATTTTTAAATGAAGGTAAAACAATAAAAGTAACACCATCAATCAAAAAGAAAATTATTAAGGATATTAAGATTGCTGCTAAACACAACGATTTAGATAGAGATGATTTTCTTAATATAGTTTATTGGATTGAGAAATATAATGAAATGCCATCTAAAGAGAGTATTGCTTCTTTAGATTCAGCAGCAAGTGAGATTATATATGGTATTATATATAAACATACAAGTAAAGTGTATGTTAAAGATGTATATGGTGTAGAGATGTTATAATAGGTATTTGATATCAAATACAATATTTTGAATTTTAATGACATTTAACTGAGTGCAATCAGTATAATATAGGAAATTAACATGAGTTTTTCAATTAATGATTTTACATCAAATCACTTCCCAACAGATTTATATAGAGCTAATTTATTTCAAGTAGAGATTGATAATATCGGTCGAGATGGAGCTTCATTTGTAGTTAAAGGGGCATCTATTCCAGGTTCTACTGTAGAACCTGTTGAAGTTCCGTTTATGAATCGAGTTGTAAAAATTGCTGGAGATAGAACATTTGAAGATTGGAACGTTACTATTTTAGCGGATCAAACTTTATCTATTCGTGCTGATGTTGAAGGTTGGTTAAAAGAACAATCGAGTCACGATAATATTAGTGGAGCAGCTCCATCACAATACAAACGTACTATGAAAGTTAGACCAATGGATCGTAACGGGGTTGTTGTTGCAACTTATACATTCCACGGAGCTTTCCCCACTACTCTAGATGCTATTGATTTAGCTTGGGGAACAGATGGAGCACCTGCTGAGTATGGTGTAACATTTGCATACGATTATTGGGAAGTGTCTTAACTATTATTGAATTTATTACATTATGAATATTTTTGAAGCTATTGGGGATAAACTATCCAAACGAATGGGAGGTGTAAAGAATACTAACCATTCATTTGTATCACCTGATGTAGATGGTTCTATAGCAATAGACGCGTCTGATTTTAACGTTTCTCAGTTTGATATTAATGCTACTTGGAAGAATAGTGCAGAGCTTATTAAACAATATCGAGTTATAGCTAATACACCAGAAGCTAATACCGCAATCGATGATATTATAAATGAAGCTATTGTATTTGATGTTAATCAAGATTCAGTATCCATTAATTTGGATAAGTTAGAATTACCTGAAAATATCAAGGATAGTATAACAAGTGAATTTTTTAATATTCAAAAAAAGTTCGATTTTAATTATAACGGAGATGAGATATTCCGGAAATGGTATGTGGATGGTCGTATATTCTTTCATATTATAGTCAACGATAGTAATCTTAAAAAAGGTATCACAGAACTCCGTTACATAGATTCGACTAAGATTCAACTTATAAAAGAAGTTATTAGAGAAAAGGATGAAAATCAAGTTGATGTTGTAAAAGAGGTTAAAGAGTATTATCTATATACTGATGATATAAATGGACATTCAACTACACTTCAAATTGATCCAGCATCTATAATATACGCAGATTCAGGTATATTTGATGATAATTCAAATCAAGCATTATCATATTTACACAAAGCTATTAAACCTCTTAACATGCTTAATATGCTGGAAGACGCGACTACAGTATACCGTATAACAAGAGCTCCAGAAAAACGTGTGTTTTATATTGATGTAGGAGACTTACCTAAGACTCGTGCTGAACAGTATATGAAGAGTATTATGTCTAAGTATAAGAATAAAATGGTATATGATTCTAATACTGGTACTATCAATGGTGCTAAACATACAGTTAGTATGCTTGAGGATTTTTGGATTCCTAGACGATCTAGTTCTTCAACTACTGAGATTGATACGCTCCCTACAGCATCAGGTGATTACGGTTTAGATGAGTTATTATACTTTAGAAAGAATGCTTATAAAGCACTACACGTCCCATCATCTAGATTAGAAGATGGAGCAACTTATGGATTCGGTCGTCAAAGTGAAATCGCTCGAGATGAGATTAAATTCGCTAAATTTATAAACAAACTTAGAAAGAAATTCTCATTAATATTATTTCAAGCTCTCCGTGTCCAATTAGTGTTGAAAGGTGTGATAAATAAAAATGAATGGAAAGGTATTAAAGAATTAATCAACTTCGAGTTTATGGATGATACTTTCTTTGTTGAGTTAAAAGAGAGTGAAATTCTCAAAGAAAGGTTGGAAGTGTTATCTAATATGACTGATTATGTTGGTTCATATTACTCTCATGATTATATCAGGAAAAAAGTGTTAAAACAATCTGAACATGATATAGAAGAGATTGATGCTAATATCAAAGATGAGCTTAATATAAAACAATATAAAGGAGATGGAGATGGATATTAAAGATTTAATCAAACATAGTAACAATAAAGCGGCATCAAAATTTAAAGATGTGTTCTCTAGTTTATTACAAGATCGCATTTACAGTAAAATTGATGCTAAACGGCCTATAATTGCAAAGACTATGTTTACAGAAGTTTCTGGTGATAAAGAGGCTTATCAAGCTTTTTTTAATAAAAAATTAGAGAAGTTTGGAGTAGAAAGTCAATCAGAATTGTCTAAAGAAGATAAAGATAAATTCTTCGCTGAGATTGAAACTGAATGGACTGGAGATAACAAGTGAAATCTTTTGAGAGCATTGTCAATGAACTTAAAAAGAAACGAGTCGTTCGAAATGGTAAAATAGTTAAGAAGATTGTTTGTCCTGCTGGTAAAATAGTTAAAGGGGGAAAGTGTGTAACACAAACAGCAAAAGATAAAATTACAAGAAAGAAAGCTGCTAAAAAAGCAGTTAGATCTAAGCGTGGTAAGAGTTATGCTTCTAGCAAAATACAAAGAAAAAAATCTAACAGAAAAGGTAAAAATTTATGAGTAGTTTATTTAACGCTGCGGCAAATGTCATTGAAATGGATAAAGTTGATGTTAAACAAGTTGTGATGCCGTCTATCATTGAGGCTGCATGGGTAATGTTTAAAGCTGATGATGATGACTTTTCAATGGATTTAATGGATAAGTTTGATGATATCGAGTTTTCAGGTAACTGGATGGTAGCTTCAACTAAAACATATAATAATGTTGTTAAATTAGCTAAGAAAGAAAATATGAGATTGGAGAAAAGATAATGTTACTTATAACAGAAGAAATGTCCAATCAAACTCTAATTACAGAATCTAAAGACAAAGAGTTGTATATTAAAGGAGTGTTTGCGCAATCAGATGTTTCTAATAATAACGGTCGAATATATCCTAGAAAAGTTATGGAAAATGCTCTTAATCAATATCGTTCAGAGTGGATTGATAAGAATAGAGCTATCGGAGAGAATAATCACCCTCAATCACCTCAACCTGATATGACTAATGCATCTATCCTTATAAAAGAAATGATATTCTCTGGTAATGATGTTGTGGGTAAAGCTAAAGTGTTAAATACACCACAAGGTAATATTCTAAGAGGTCTTATCGAGGGAGGAGTGCAAGTTGCAGTATCTACTCGAGGCACAGGATCAATCAAAAAGAAAAATGGTATCAACGAAGTACAAAATGATTATCAAATTTTCGCAGTTGATACAGTGTTAAATCCAGGAGCTCCTTCAGCATTCGTTCAAGGTATAATGGAAGGTAAAGAATGGACTATGGGTATTAACGGTGAGATGTTAGAGGTAGATGCGAAACGGTTAAAATGTCATCAAGAATTTGTGAATAAAATAGTTAAAGCTAAAGGTATTCATGAAGATATAATGTTTAAAGCTTTTGAGAGTATAATACGTACTATTTAGTGTATTTTTAAAAGATAAATAATATTACGAAGATAGGTTTAGATTGAATATTAGTATAGTTGTTCAAAATAGAACATAATTAAACGGAGATGTTATGAAAATTAAATTAGAAAATGGTTCTATTTTGGAACTGAAAGATGGTCAGTATATATCAGAAGATGGTGAGACTATGCTATCTTTAGATGAGGCAGAGCAAGCAATACTAGACGGTAAAGTTGAAATTGTTACTGAAGATGATGAAGATGATGAAGACGATGAAAAAGAAAAATCATCAGATGAGCAGAATGATGGTGAAGACGATGAAGATGATGAAGACGATGATGATGAAGACGATGAAGACGATGATGAGCAGAACGAAACTATAAAACCTAGTGTATCATTCGAAAACATCAATATCCAAGAAGATATCCAAGATATGTTTGGGGATGCTGAGTTTGGAGATGATTTTAAGAAAAAAGCTGAAGTTGTATACGAGGCTGCTGTTAAATCTACAATCAATGCTCATATCAGTAAACTCGAAGAGACTCATAAAATCGAAGCTGAATTATACATCAAAGAACAAGAAGAAAGATTTGAGGTTAGTGTTAAAGAAGGTATAGATGAAATGACTGTTAACCTTAACTCTTATCTCGATTATATCGCAGAAGAGTGGATGACAGAGAATAAACTTGCTGTTGAAAACGGTATTAAATCAGAATTAACCGAATCATTTATTACTGGTCTAAAAGATTTGTTTACTGAGGCTTATGTAGATATTCCAGATGATAAACGTGATCTTGTTGCTGAGCAAGCAGATAAAATTACTAAACTTGAAGGATCTCTTAATGAAGAGCTTAATCGCAAAGTTGCAATGAAAGCTGAACTTCATGAAGCAAATCGTAAAGCTGTATTCGATAAAGCTACAGATGGATTAACTGAAACAGAAAAAGCAAAACTTGAGGCATTAAGTACCGACCTCACATACGAAACTAATGAGGATTACTCTGATAAATTAAATATCCTCATAGAGAAACATTTTAACCAAGTTGATGAAAGCGATGATTCCGATACTCCGGCTGTAGAGCCTGAGACGTCCGATAATGAAGCATCTTATGATGATTCTATCTCTGCTTACATGAGCGCTATTACTAAAAGTTCAATATAGGAGAAACAATATATGTTTTTAACTGAACAAGAAGAAGTATCGCTGAGAGAGAAATGGGCTCCAATTCTAGAGCACGCTGATCTCCCAGAAATTAAGAACGCTACCCAGCGTGATATCACAATCCGTCTCTTAGAGAACCAAGAGAAACAACTTAAAGAAGATGCAGTAACTACTGGCAATGTATCTAACTGGGATCCAATCCTTATCAGCTTAGTTCGTAGATCTACTCCTCAACTACTCGCTTATGAGACTGTTGGTGTACAGCCTATGACTGGTCCTACTGGTCTAGTATTCTATATGAAGAGCTACTACACTAACACTGCAGGCACAGAAGCATTTGCTCCTGGTCAGAAACCTAATACCGCTCACTCTGGTCCTATGACTACTGCTGACGGTGAGACTTTAGGTGGATTCAATGGTGGAACTAATAACTTCAGCGAGATGAGCTTTGGAATCGAGAAAACTTCTGTTGAAGCTAAAACTCGTGCACTTAAAGCTAAATACTCAAATGAAATTGCTCATGACCTTAAAGTTATTCATGGTCTAGATGCTGAGACTGAATTGTCTGCAATTCTTTCTAATGAGATTATCGCTGAAACTAACTGGGAGATTATGGATCTTCTAAGCTCAGAAGCTAAAGCAGGCGCTGCAGGCGCTACAGTTGCTGGAACGTTTGATCTTGCTGATACCGCTGATAATAAAGGCGCTCGTTGGGGTGGAGAGAGATACAAATCACTCATCACTCAAATCAATAAAGAAGCTAATATCATCGCTCGTGAAACTGGACGAGGCGCAGGTAACTTCCTAGTTGTTTCAGCTGATGTCGCTTCTGTACTTGATATGACTGCTAATCTAGCTACTGATTCTGCTGTTGTCTCACAAGGTATGAGCACTGACGTGACTCAGAGCTTGTTTGCTGGTGTCTTAGGCGGAAAATACAAAGTGTTTGTTAACCCTTACCTTGCTGCTGATGAAGTCATCGTTGGATATAAAGGATCATCAGAAATGGACGCAGGTCTGTTCTATTGTCCTTATGTTCCACTTCAGATGTACAAATCAACTGGTGAAGAGGACTTTGCTCCAAGAATCGGGTTCAAGACTCGTTATGGAATTTTGAGTAATCCTATGACTGGTGAAGGTGCAGGAACTAACAGCTATTACCGTAAATTCTCGGTAGCTAATTTATAAATTTTAATTTATAAATGTTAAAAAACCCCAAGTTTCGGCTTGGGGTTTTTTTTTTTGGTTTAAAAAGGATAAATAAACGTATAACGCAAAAAAGAAAGGGATCTCTAGTCTCTTTCTTCTTCTAACACAACAATACTGGAATATTATCATGCATAAATCTATTTATCCCTT